CTTCTTTATCAAAGGATGTTGGTTTGCTCTTTTCTGGATCATATGGAATTAATCTATGGCGGCAATTAAAACCACAATAGATATTATTATTGTATCCATATGGACCAACAACAGCCATAATATCAGGAAGAGAATACACATTCTTACCATTCATCTTCTTAACCAAGAATGATGACTTTTTATAGTGAAATCCTTTATCAACAGTCTTTTGAGGATTCTCTGCATGTTCAGTTAAAGACACCAAAGCACATTGCCAGGCTTCACATCTTTTACTACAGTTAGGATGAGAACTTAAATAGGCATATTTGACACCATCTTTTTTAAGATCATCCAAGTTTTCCATTTGTTTATTGTATCTGACATCAAGTTCTGCTTTTTGCCATAGTGAAATAGGTTTTTTGCCTTCCTCAAAGGTGGTTAATGGTGTAGCAGCAAACTCATCCATCTTCTTTTCTACCTCTTTAAAATAGTCTTTAATATATGGTACAGCTTTGGCATCGGCCCACTCTTTTTTATTAATTAATGCTTTCATATCCATTGGAGTTTTGATGTTTGCAAGGTCAACATCCTTTGGAGCATATTTGAAAACTTTGTTTTTGACTCTTTCAAATTCCACCTTTTGAAGATTAAAATACCGAGATAGATAATAATTGGAGCGTTTTTTCAAACCTTCCATATATGCTTTTCTATCTTTTAAATCCTGTGGAATCTTCTTGTCGACATCTGATATGACTGTCATAATTGCCAAAATCAATGCTCTCTTCGAACTCATACTTAAAAAGGCAGAGAAGATAAGCATTTTGATCTTGGTTTCTGCATCTTGGAATATAGGCAAAAAAGTCGATTGATAGAAATTATCAGTCGAGCTTTCTTTTAATATAGGTTTTAAACTAACGTGGTTCTGTAGTGCCTTTTGCATCCATATCACCACTTATTTCTTCTGGACCAAAGCCGCCTTCGGCATTCATTTGCATCATTTGTGCCATCATCATTTCTTGTTGCTTTTGTTGAGCTTTCTTAATCTTTTCTTGGAGTTTTTCTTCTTCAAGGTCTGGATTCATAAGTCTGATGGCTTCATCCATATCGATGAGACCAACATCAAGTTCTTTAGCAACTCTTTCTAAAAGACGATCTTTGTTAAGCAAACTTGGACTTGCGAAGTCAATATCAACATTCGCTTTTCGACCATAAAAGTTCATAGTGGTTTCCATCAAACGATTGATTGGTTCTTTAAAATATGAACGGTGAAGGTTGATGAATGCAATAGAAATATCATCTTCGCTATCGACTTGCGTTGCGGTCATTTGTGCAGAACCCTGCGCTAAAAAGGATGAGAGAATTTTTGGACTCATTCCCCATTTGACCGCGATATTTTTCAAACAGTTTTCTTTGACTAATTGCCATTCAGCGGCACGAATCTCGAATTGTTGCACGATCGCGCCCTGTTCATCTGGGTTGACACCGGGCATCTTTTCATAAATTCCGCCATCTAAACCGGATAAAGGACTGTTGGCCATTGCTGGAGCAAATGGTGTCGCGTTTCCATCAGGATTCGTTTGTTCGGAGTCTGGTGTTGGAATAACCACCCCGCTTAAATCTCCAATGGACATTGATTTTGGAACGAACACGGTGCCTTTGCCATTGTACATATCTCTAATTAGGTAACTTGAGGCGATTTCATAGGTAATTAAATCATCTTGGATGCCAAAAATCATAGATTCGCCAAAGTTCGTACCAGTTGGAACAGATAAATCACCTTCGCCATTGAGTAATGCCTCAACACCGAGATTTGTTAAACCGAGTTCTTGAGGTTCGTCAATTCTTAAGGTTCCGTAGTCGTTTTTGATCGCACTACGGATTTCGCTTGGAAGTTCATCCCATTTAACAGATGACTTTCCGGTTCTTGTGGCCATTAAATTATTGAGAGATTGGCTTTGTGCTTTGTGAACGCAATATTCGACAACAGGAACTTTATCGCCTTTCTTGTGGACCACGGTATAAGTGCCATCGGCCGCTACGAGTTTAATTTTTGGTTTGTATTCCAACCAATAGCGGTGTTCCACGAGATAGTATTGGACATTTTGTCCGGTTCTTGTGTCAGTGTAATTTCTAATAAGGAATTTTGCATCTTTGACTTCGCCAGTGAAATCGGCCAAATAGAAACAATTATCGAAACGGACTGCCTCCCACCATAAATCTCCATTCATTCGTTTGTTGATCTTAATGATGGATGTACCGATGCCAAAAGCGAAACCGATACCATTTTTAACTGCACGATGGACTTTGTTTTGCCTTACCCAATCGGATGCGAATTTGAGGTCTTGCATCCCTTCGCTATCGTTTTTTGAAGTCAAACGGAGGACTAGTTTTTCTCCAGCGACTTGTTTTGTAAGGCCGCTGATTAATTTTGATGCAATGTGAGTAGAGATTATTCCGGAGAAACCGTTTTGATGCAAAGATGGAACATAACCATCAAGCCATCTAACGCACGGCAAAACCATACGCAAAGCATAATCGCGGTAATAACCAGCGATTTGAGCGCAAAACATAGTGGAGTTCGCATAACTGTAGGTTTCGTTAACTGCAGCCGCGAGTCCACATTGCCATTGAGAGACTCCAATATTTCCTACTAATGCCTCAACACTTGCTTGTTTTACTTCTTCGGACATAAATCCCTCTCCTTTATGCTAATTTAATTTTTTATTTTCTTTCACGCCGACATCGGCTTCTTCGAGTGCTTTTCTTTTTGCTTCTTCTTGTTCCTCGATTTTTTCTTGGACATCATCTGTTGCCTTAACAATATCGGTAACACCTAATTTATCGGCAATGACCATAAGCATCCTTAATAAGTCTGTTTGTCCCATTACCACTTGTTTGAGATAGACATTTTGAAGGATCAATTGTCTGAACTCCATTTGTCTCCAATTCTTACGGTCGAGTAAACGAACATCAAGTTCTTGTTTTCCCAACTTCATATCTTTGTCTTGGAGGACAATTGGCATATCTGCCTCTTTCATCATCTTCTCAAAGAGTGCTTGGTTTTCTGGAGAGAGCTGTGTTGAGTTAAGTTGTGCTTTTTTGATGGCTCTCTTAACAGCTTGAACATCCTCTTCAGTTAAATTGACCTCTTCTTCTGGGCTGGCCACTTCCTCATTGATTTTCTTTTCATCAATCATACTTATTTACTCCTTTACATTAAGTATATCTTTAATTAATACTGTTTGTCTATTCATTAACTTCGCAATATTGAAATATTGGATATTTTCTGGGTTCTTGTACCAAGAAATTGTGCCATAAGTGAATGCGTCACAAACGTCATTTGGAACAATTGGATCATAGTTATCTTGCTTCTCATTCCAAACAAGAGACATAATTTGCTCAACCAAGAGATTTTGCTTAAGTTTCATCCATTTGTTCTTTGTGTAATTGTAATATCCACCATAGTCAATTACAAGCAAGTTGTTATTCAAAATAGCACTCTGAACCGTTGAAACCATATCAGGAACATTTGTCTTCTTGACAGGTTGGATATCACAACGATCGCTCATAAAGAATCGCATCTCGGCAATTAAGTCGGCCGCGGCACTGTCGCAACGGATGAACACCGGGAGTTTCTGCATATAAGGATGTTGGCGGAACTCAAGCAATGAACCCAAGTGAAAACGCTTACAAAGGTCCTCGAACCAGTACAAGAGGCGGTTTTGCACGAGCTGATGATAACCCAACGCGCCATCGGTGTTTGGATTGTGATAAAAGATCGGCCCGATCACTGCTTGACCGTTGTTAAGCAAAATGAGTGGCACAGCCGCGCTACAGTCGTTGTTAACAGCACCGTCAACTCCAATGACACAGGCCAGTGGTCTGATTTTGGTTCTCTCTTGAATCTTTGACCATTCGGCCGCAGTAATGACGTGCTTTTCAGGTTTGAACATTGGATAAACCGCACCAAAGCCACCAGTCATTTCACCAAGATAGAACCACTTATAATATTCCTCATCGTTCATTTTTGTTTTGAGGATTTCTTTCAAATCGTAGTCATTGATGAAAGGCAAAATGTCGAGGTAGGTCACGTTGATGACTTCCCAGTCGGCATCGTATTTCTTTGTTTCGATCAACTTGCTAAACCAATGTGCCTTTTGTGGTCTTGGGTTGCCGAGAATAAAAACCTTGACATTTGGACCAAAGTGACGTCTGAAGGATGCCATTGCTTCATTAAGGTTTTGTTCATCCTTCAATTCCTGTGTTTCTTCAAGAATAACTATCTTGATCTTGTGTTTGGTTCTGATGGATTTAGTTCTCGATGTGTTCGAGCCACCATAACCGATAAAGTAAATTGTCCCGGAATCGCCTCTGCGTTCAATTCTTAAAGGAGACTTTTTGAGATGGAATTCCTCGCTGATGTTTTCTCCCATGTCCTCAATCGCTGCGGATAATTCTGCATAGGATGAATCGCCAAGAGAGCCATAACTAACACGGGCCACCACGACATCGAAGTATGGCTCCATGAGCATTGTAAGGACTGCTATCTTAGCGGTATTGTTTGTTTTGCCACCGAGTCGGCCACCGTACAGGAGAAAGTTTGTACGATCGCTTTCCATAATTTGCTTACAGAAAAGCGGCATCGCTATTTTGACTGCCATTAAACCACGAGAGGATCTTTTTGTTCAGATAGGATGAGTTCTTCCATATCTTTAATCCTGTCCTTATTTTCTTTGGTCCCCGGATCAATAAACTCGACTTGGACCTTTTCGACTTGGACCTTATTGATTTCTTCTTCTTTAACTTTCTCACTTGGCTTACTAAAGAAGTCGGAGAGTGTTCTCTCCAGGAACCACATGGAACCTGATGCATTTATTCTCTTATCTTCAGTTGACTTGATTATCGTTCCAATGTGTCCAATTGCGGCTTCTGCTCTCTTTTCGTTGCAGTCCTTGACTATTTCGTAGCATTGATCCGCGAACTTTTTGAAACGTCTATTATTCTTGTATTGTAGTAATGACTCAGCTGATGGTTCGATGTAAGCACCCATTGCGGTTTTCTTCGCTGGTGAGGATGCTGCTGTGATGTCTTTGATCTGGTCAATGGACACACCACACTCCAAAGCACCAAGAGCTTCGAGTTCTTCCTGGTTTTTGGTTTCTTTCACGACTGAATACATTGCCACCCAGTAGAAGTATGTTGCCTGGGATATTCCAGCGTACTGTAGGGCAATTAGCAAAGGAGTGCCTGTTCCAAGCGCTTCCTTTAATCTTCTAATTTCATCATCCGTTGCTGTTATCTCTAATTTTTTTCTGCTCATACTGGGTTCTCACTTTACCTTATTTTAATTCTCCCAGGTGCCTTTTTACAATTAAAAAAAGCGCACCACTTTATTTCAGCAAAAGGAGATGCGCTGTTCTGAATCATAGATTCAGTTCTAGATTTGACTGGAGGTCATCTAGTTATGGGCTGAACAATAGTGATAGGCACTACCATTCAATGATTAGGTGAGCAAGTTAGCACCACATGCTGTTTGCTCGTTATTATATTAACATACGCGTGTATATATTTACAACAATTATTTTATTTTCTTACTCTATATACTTATATTTATTTAACCTATTCCAAACAAAAAGCGAGAAGCGCCCAGATATTAATTAGAGTAAATAAGTGGACAAGTGAGGACTTCTCG